AGGCTCGGACATTGTCGGACGGATCACCAAAGCCCACTTGCCGCCGCAATTGCGTCAAGAGCCCAGCCCCGCCATGGAGGCTAGAAGCGTGCGAATAAATGATGAGCGCTGAAACGCGGTTCTCCCAGGGAAACGGACCCACTTCGCTGCCCCAACCCGAACTACCCCCACTCCCGGGCGGCATTGACGGTGAGCCAAAAGTCGGGCTTCTTCGCGTAAATCACTCTCCACTCCTGTGTACAGGGCACCCGTTGCCACCTACGCGACGCAAACAGGATTGAGCCCGGGATAACGGACCGAGCGAGGGGGCGCCCTCCAGGGCACCTCCCCCACCCACCTCTCCGATAGCGTTGCGCGGCGTGTACCTGCTTCGCAGCAGAGAGCCGGTCGGCACTAGACAAGCTTTCTCGCTAGGATACGGCCGTGCAGGTTGTCATTACCCTCTCCGACGAGACCCTCGCCGGCTTCTCTAGACGTCTGAAAGCGACACCTACCAAGGTGAAGACGGAACTCGGCCGAGGTTTGCAGGACGGCGGCCGTAAGGTCATGACGCAGGTCCGCCGGGCCTTGAAGAAGCAGATGAACGTTAGGCGGTACGGCGTCATCGTCCAGGGATCGAAGGGCATCCTCAACAAGGGTGCCCTCTCCTACACCATCGCTGGCTACGGTAAGGGCTTGCCCATCCGAGAGTTCAGCACCCGGGTCACCGGCAAGGGCGTCTGGTCCGACCCGTGGGGCAATGGCCGCGTCTTCGCTCGCTCCTTCCAGCAGCCCCAGAAGGGTGGGCTGGTGGCCCGTCGAAGCCCCAAGCGCTTCCCGCTCCAATCGCTCCGTGGCCCCTCGCTGGCCAAGGAACTCGTCAAGGGCCAATCGCTGAAGACCTGGCAGAGTGGCGTCGGCGCCATCGTTCAGCCGGCGATCGTCAGAAGGCTCAGCAAGCTCCTCCCCTAAGCGGAGCAGCGTGGCCGGTTGGATGGCAACGAGGTGGCAAGGCACCCTACCCTCGCCGACTCAATGCTGCCGACGTGCAAGCCGAACGCCCCGCCCCGGCTGCTGGCGCGTCTCCGATCGGAGACACAGTGGCAGCAGCGAGACACTCGCGGGTCCTCCCCGGCGGCGGACAGGTTGCGGGGCGGCGCCACCGCACTTTTGGAGCGTGATCGAGGTTTCTCGATTCCCATTTTCCTTTTGTCGCTCGGCCGCTCTCGAGGCCGAGATCGATGCTTCGCAACCAGCGTCATGCATCCTGAGGCGCGATGTCCAAGCCAGAGAATCTCCAAGCCCTTACGCGGGGCTGGCCAGCAGCTTCGGTTGCCATGTGGCCTGTCGACCAGCTGGTCCCCTACGCCCGCAACTCGAAGAAACACAGCGACGCTCAGGTCGAGCAGATCGCGGCGTCGATCATCGAGTTCGGGTTCACCGTCCCAGTCCTGGCGGGCGAGGACGGAACGATCATCGCCGGCCACGGCCGTGTGCTGGCAGCGAAGTCGCTCGGGATCGAAGAGATTCCCGTTATGGTCGCCCGCGGCTGGACCGAGGCGCAGCGACGGGCCTATACGATCGCCGACAACAAGCTCGCCGAGAATGGCGAGTGGGACGAGGAGCTCCTCGCACTCGAGTTGGGCGAGCTCCGCGACGACGGCTTCGACATCGGGCTCGTCGGCTTCGACACAAAGGCGCTCGGTCGGCTCCTCGAGTTCGCTGGCAACGAAGGCAACGGAGACCCAGAGGCGACTCCAACGCCGCCGGTTGTTCCTGTCTCGCGTGCCGGCGACGTTTGGGTCCTCGGGAACCACCGCATCATCTGCGGCGACAGCACGAGCGCCGACACGATTGTCGCCGTCCTCGCGGGCGAGAAGCCCCACCTCATGGTCACCGACCCACCTTACGGGGTCGAGTACGATCCTGAGTGGCGCGAACGCGCTGGCGTGAACACGGCGACTGCTGCCAAGGGCAAGGTCCTGAACGACGACAAAGCGGACTGGCGCGATGCTTGGGCTCTCTTCCCGGGGAACGTCGCTTACGTCTGGCACGCCGGCCTAAACGCTGGCATTGTCGCCGATAGCCTGATCGCGACGGGGTTCGTCCTCCGCTCACAAATTGTGTGGGACAAGGGCCAACTGGTCCTCTCCCGCGGCGACTATCATTGGCAGCACGAGCCCTGCTGGTACGCGATCCGCAAGGGCGCGACTGGTCATTGGGCGGGTGATCGGAAGCAGACCACAGTCTGGGACATTCCGAAGCCGCAGAAGTCGGACACAGGCCACGGCACGCAGAAGCCGGTCGAATGCATGCGCCGCCCGATCGAGAACAACTCGGAGCCGGGCGATGCTGTCTACGAACCCTTCAGTGGCTCGGGGACGACGATCATAGCCTGCGAGCAGTCGGGGCGCCGAGCGTTCGCGATCGAACTGAACCCGTCCTACGTCGACGTGGCAGTCCGCCGGTGGCAGGGCTTCACAGGCGAGGCGGCCGTCCTCGAAGGGGACGGCCGCTCGTTCAACGAGGTGGCTGGGGAGCGTGTGCTGGCGGTGGCTTAGGCGGCCGCGCCGTAGTACCGCGTCACCTTCCCCTCCCTCTCCTGGCGAAGCGTCAGACCACTGGCCTTGGCGATCGCCGGGATTGAGACTGCCGGCCAGCCGGTCGCGTCCAGGATCTCGCGGGTCGTGGTGCCCTCCGGGCGCTGCAGGAGCCCCGCGGCGATCTCCCGCTTGGTCGGGCCGCCTCCGCGCGGCTTCGCCACTTTGCCTCCCCGCCTGGGATCCGGGGAGATCGCTGCAGCGACGCCGGCATCGTAGGCGGCACCGAGCATCCAACGGATGAGCGTATCACCGTGCTCATCGGCGCCCAGGTAGGCTCTAAAACCTACCTCGATCGCGTCTTCACGGGTGAGAGCCTTATCGGCCGGCGGCTCCTCGGCCACAGCGGCCATGGCGGCCACCGGCTGAACGCTGCGGTCGTTCTGCAGGAAAGCGGGCGGGGCGAACTCTTGGACGGTGCTCTCATCGTCATCGCGATCAGGGATTGTCACGTTGCGGCCGAGCGTCCCCAAGTAGGCGACGGTCACCTCGCCGGCGGCGGGAGCCCAGGTCCAACGTCCCTCGGCTTCGGACAGAACAGGATTGAGTTCGCCGGCCATCTTCGCGGCGGCCTTGGCGTTGGATTTCGTGGAGTAGGTTTTGTTCATGGTCAGGTCCCATAAAGGTTCGGGGCAACTTGCCGCCGGTGACACGACCATTCGCTCTCCCTGCGAACGTCATCAAGTCCTATGTCATTGATTATGAACCACATTCGTTAGAAGCGTGTCGAGCAATCCAATACGAACCGGGGCTCGATAACCTCAAGCTGCGGTTAGAGAGTAGCTGAAGGACCAGAGTTTGAGCGCCTCCGAGACTACTGGCCCGTCGCAGGCAGGTCTCATCACCATCGAGACCGCGTCGAAGCTGCTGATGATATCGCCTGTCCGGGTGAGGCAGCTGGTATCGGAGGGCTACATACCGAAGGCCTCCCGGAACTCGTATCCTCTAGTCGGCCTTGTTCAAGGCTACATCCGCTTCCTCAAGGACGAGGAACGGCGGACCTCAAAGAGTGCGACCGCGAACCGAGTCGGAGAGGCTCGCGCCGCCGAGATTGAGCTTCGCACGGCGGAGCGCGCCAACCGGCTGATCGAGACGGACGAGGCGCTCGACGTCATGGACGATCTGCTCGCCACGTACAAGGCGGAGATGGCTGGGATCCCGGCACGGATCACGCGGGACGTTGCGCTCCGCCGGAAACTGAAGACGGAAATCGATGACGCTTTCCTCCGCGCCTCGGCTCGTTTCGAGCAAAGCGCATCTGCTCTACGCACGAGCGGCGAAGCTATCTCGTCCGACGCCGAGGATGCAGCCTGACGAGTGGGGCCGAGCCAATCGCGTCTACGATGCTTCGACCGGCGTTCCAGGTCCGCGTGACCCCAGCTTAACGCCTTACGCTGTGCCGTTCGGTCGGGCTGTGGCGTCCGGCGAGTACCGCCGCGTCGTCCTGGCGATGTTCGCCCAGGGCGGCAAGTCGGACACCCTGCTCGACATCATCGGCGAGCGCTTCGACAACGGCCCGGTGCCGACGCTCTACACCGGGCCGTCCCGGCAGTTCGTCACCGAGCAGTGGGAGCCGCGCATCGCGGCGCTCCTGCAGGGGACGCCGCTCGCCGGCAAGGTATCTCGGAAGCGGATGACGAAGACCCGGAAGGTGATCTCCGGCATCCCGCTTCGTCTTGCACATGCCGGCTCGTC